ATTGCCTGGAATGAACTCCATTTGTACTTGATACATAAGTCAATTTTTATATTAATCGATAGGTTGTTTTTACTGTCCAGGTTCCTGTTGAAGGTCCGGCAAGAAGTCTTGCGTTTGCACCGCTTAGGTCAACACTCATGGTTACGGCCGAAGTATCTCCGATGTCAAGGGTTGAGTTATCGGTAAATTGTACGCTTGCACCATTCCACACCGACATTACCGTACCTGCTCTTGCATTTGATCCTGATGAAATCGTGTAATCAAAGAATCCTGCTCTATATGATCCTGTAGCTACGGTTACTATAGCCGTATTACCGGTTGCTGATCCTCCTTGGGCTGCATAGAGGGATGATGATAAGAATAATGAACCTGTGATGGTAGTGTTACCGTTGACGTCAAGTGTGGTTCCTGGTGTCGTAGTGTTTATACCAACATTACCTGCTGATGTAATACGTACTGCTTCTGAAGGAGTAGTATCAGTTTTACGAATGTCAAAAGCCAGTCCCCCTGAAAGAACGTTTACGCTATCTGTAAATGCCCTTAATATCGCTACTTCTTTACCTGTTCCAACAGTGTCAGTTAGATTAAGTGCAACGCTTGCTGCTTTTGTTGTATTTGATGCAGTAGAAGTATTTGCAAAACTTGCTACAATTACGTTAGTAGTTGAGGTGTCTCTAGTATCTAGTTTGTAGCCTGGTGTCTGTGTGTTTATCCCTACATTACCATCGTTTGCAATACGCATTTTTTCTGTAAGACCTACTCCAGACCGAAATGTTTTAAATGTTAAATCAGCATTACCATTACCTGCATTAACATTTACTGTAGAAATTTCGGCTCCACCTACTGTAACACTTGCTCCAGCATCAACAGAAAATTTAATTGTTGCTTCATTATTTAAAGTAGATGTGGCATTGTTGTCAATATACAAAATTGCTTTTCCACCAGCATTTGATTGTGCAATATGAAGTAATGATTCAGGGGAAGTCGTACCTATACCTACAAAACCATTACTTCCACTAATAGTCATTCTAACTGTACCATTAGTTTCAAGTGCTAGGTTTTGTGCATCATTAGTACCTAATAGGGCTTGTGTACCAAATGAATTACCGTTTTGTACAAAGGCATTTGCTACGAAAGAAGCCGTTGTTGCAAACGAAGCAGTTACTGCATTCAATGCCCAACTTGAGGTACCAAATAGACTACCTGTTAGGTTATTGATAGTAGTAGGCCCTACAACGTTTAATGATCCACTGATAACCTGAGATCCGGTCAGTGCATTCGATCCTGTAGTTAAATACTTTCCTTCAATAGTTGTCAATCTAGTACTGATAGATCCAGATGCAGCAGAATAACTGCTAGAAACCAGGGCAAATGAAGCAGACGCTGTTGTAAGAGTAGATGCTGTAGCCTCTAGATTGGTAGCCCTTCCTGCAATTGATGCCGAGAATGTGTTATAAGATCCAGTGGTAACTACAGCTTCACCATTTACTGCCAAGCTTCCGGTAATTGTAACTGAACCGGTAAACTGATGTGTGTTGGTAAGTAGAGAGCCAAATCTAGTAGAACCAGTAATAAAGCTTACAGAAGAAGTAACAGTCTGTACTACTAGGGTTTGTGCCGTTAGTGTACCGTTAACAAGCAAGTTAGAGGCTGTAGCATTCTGACGAATTACAAAGTTATCTGCCGAACTTGCAGTTGCTGCAAAGGATGCCGATATCGCATTTAGTACATAAGAGGCACTGGTTGCAGATGAGGCGAAGGATGCAGTAGTTGCAAACGAAGAAGATACTGCCTGTAGTACGTAAGAGGCGGTAGCTGCACTTATTGCTCTAGAAGCAGTAGTAGCGAATGAGGCAGTAGTAGCAAACGATGCACTAGTGGCAAACGAAGAAGATACTGCATTCAAGACATAGCTTGCTGTCAAAGCACTAGATGCAAACGATGCTGTAGTTGCAAACGAAGAAGATACTGCGTTTAAGACGTAGCTTGCTGTTACTGCATTCAACGCCCAGCTTGAGGTACCAAATAGACTACCGGTCAAGTTAGTAGCTGTAAGAGGTCCTACTACTGTTGCACTTCCGCTAATATTAAATGATCCGGTTACATTATGTCTGTCGGTAGTAAGATTACCGATAGTTACTCCTGTACTAGTTACTTGAAGTTCATTTACACTAGAAGGAGCTACAGTCAGTGATCCTGTAATAGTTACGTTTTGATTTAGCGGATTTACAGAACTTGCAGTAGATGCAAACGATGCACTAGTAACAAATGAAGCTGTTGTAGCAAATGACGCACTAGTAACGAACGAGGCTGTAGTGGCAAACGATGCACTAGTTGCGTTATTTGCAAACGATGCCGTTCCGAGTAGACTACCGGTAACTCCACCGAAGATGTTAACGCTGCCACTCACCAATAGGCTTCCGGTCATTGTTACCGAGCCTGTGAATTGATGTCTGTCAGTCAACAAATTACCGAACCTGCTTGATCCGGTTATGAAGGCTGTAGATGCAGTTAGAGCACTTCTTACCAAGAAGCTATCGGCTGAACTTGCTGTAGCGGCAAAAGAAGCGCTAGTAACAAACGATGCAGTAGTTGCAAAAGAAGCGCTAGTAACAAACGATGCGCTTACAGCATTCAGTACATAAGAAGCGGTAGTAGCGAAAGATGCTGATGTTACAAAAGAAGCAGATACAGCGTTTAATACATAACTGGCTGTATTAGCGAAAGATGCGCTAGTAACGAATGATGCTGATACTGCGTTTAGAACATAAGAGGCAGTCTGAGCAAACGAAGCACTTGTTACAAATGATGCTGATACAGCGTTCAATACGTAACTTGCAGTTACTGCATTTAAAGCCCAGCTAGATGTTCCGAAAAGACTAGCTGTAACTCCTTGGGTAGCTACAATACTTCCGGTCACTACTAGTGATCCAGTTATTACCTGAGATCCAGATATTATGTTGGAACCGGTAGTTAAATACTTGCCTTCAATTGTTGTTAGTCTTGTACTGATTGAACCAGAAGCGCTTGAATAGCTGCTTGATACTGTAGCAAAACTAGCAGAAGCAGTAGTCAGGGTAGATGCTGTAGTCTCTAGGTTAGTTGCACGTCCTGCAATCGATGCCGAGAACGTATTGTAAGATCCAGTAGTAACTACAGCTTCGCCGTTTACGGCAAGGCTTCCGGTAATAGTAACTGAACCAGTGAATTGATGAGTATTTGTAAGTAAGGTTCCAAATCTCGTTGAACCAGTTACAAAATCTACCGAGGACGTAACGGTTTGTACGACTAAGGTCTGTGCCGTAATCGTGCCGTTAACGAGTAGATTAGATGCTGTCGCATTTTGCCTGATTAAGAAACTATCGGCCGAGCTTGCCGTAGCAGCATATGAAGCCGATATTGCATTTAACACATAGCTTGCCGTAGTAACAAATGAGGCGGTTATAGCAAAGGACGCACTTGTTGCAAACGATGCGCTAGTGGCAAACGAGGCTGTAGTGGCAAAAGATGAGGTTGTTGCAAATGATGCGCTAGTAGCGAAAGATGAGGTTCCAAATAAGCTGCCGGTAACTCCTGCTGAAACGTTTATACTTCCAGTTACCGTGAGACTGCCTGTTATAGTACTTGAGCCGGATACGATATCTATTCCTATTACCCGGAAGCTGCTAGATACTGCCGTTGAGCCGGTAATATTTGTTATACCTGTCAGTATGTTTGAGCCGGATAATGTTGTACTACCGCTCATGACAAGACTGCCGGTCATTGTTACTGACCCTGTAAACTGGTGTCTGTCGGTTAGTAAGCCGCCGAATCTAGAAGATTGTGAAATAAATATAAGAGATCCTGATATACCGGCACCGACTACGTTTAAGCTACCGCTTATACTAGCTGAGCCTGTAATGAGAAGGCTACTCGATATAATAGTTGAACCGGTAATATTCGTTATTCCAGTGATAATATTTGAGCCAGAAAGCGTCGTACTACCGCTTACTAGTAGGCTACCGGTCATTGTTACTGACCCTGTAAACTGATGTCTGTCTGTTAGCAGACCACCAAATCTTGTAGATTGTGATACGAATATGCTAGATCCGGAAATACCGGCACCGGTTACATTCAAGCTACCGGTCATTGTTACTGACCCTGTAAACTGATGTCTGTCTGTTAGCAGACCACCAAATCTTGTAGATTGTGATACGAATATGCTAGATCCGGAAATACCGGCACCGGTTACATTCAAGCTACCGGTCATTGTTACTGACCCTGTAAACTGATGTCTGTCTGTTAGCAGACCACCAAATCTTGTAGATTGTGAAATGAAAATGCCTGAGCCTGAGATACCGGCCCCTACCACGTTCAAGCTACCGCTTATTGCAGTTGAACCGGTAATCAAGAGGCTGCCGGAAATAATAGTGGAACCTGTAATATTTGTTATACCGGTAATGATATTTGATCCGGATAGTATTGTACTACCGCTTACAGATAAACTACTACTGATATTAAACGATCCGGTTACATTATGCCTGTCAGTGGTGAGATTGCCTATAGTTACCCCTGTACTAGTTACTATAAGTTCATTTACGTTAGAAGGAGCAACCGTTAATGATCCTGTAATGATCACATTCTGGTTTAGCTGATTTACTGAACTTGCAGTAGCAGCAAAAGAAGCACTAGTTGCAAAAGAAGATGTAGTTGTAAAGGAAGCACTAGTTGCAAAAGAAGACGTAGTGGCAAACGATGCTGATACGGCATTAAGTACGTATGATGCAGTTGATGCGTTATCTGCATAACTAGCTGTTCCGAGTAATGACCCTGTAATACCTCCGGATACTGCTATAGATCCGGTTACTATCAAACTACCGGAAATAATAGCGCTTCCTGTATACGGGAAAGTGGTACTACCTCCGACTGCAATCGTAATCACATTACCGGAGGTATCAACTGCAAGGCTAGCAGCAGCGGAGCCTGGGAATGCACCTGAGCCTGTATACCGATTAAATGATACTTGACCACTATGTAGGTTGACGCTCACAAATTCTGCATCACTACTAGCATTAGTACCTCTTAATATTCTAAATTTATCTTGATAGGTATCTACCATTGAAGCTGAGGTATACAATCCTCCGCTTGCCTGTAATAATACCTGACCGCCCTCACCTGCTCCGCCTGCTGGTGAAGGACCTAACACTAATGTATTTTCGGTAGATCCTAATGAGGAAGTACCTACAGTTAAATAATTTGTTATTACTACACTTTGGTTCAGTGTATTAACTGAGGAGGCTGTCGATGCAAATGACGCACTAGTTACAAAAGAGGCTGTTGTAGCAAAAGATGCACTAAGGGTAAATGACGCCGTAGTTGCAAAAGATGCGCTGGTTGCGAACGATGCTGATACGGCATTTAAAACATAGCTAGCAGTTGTGGCGTTTGATGCCCAACTAGCTGTACCTATTAAAGTACCGGTAAATGATCCAGTATAAGAACCGGTCCTAAATGATCCGCTCAATGCTGCATAGCTTGAACTAACTACTGCAAAGCTGGCAGATGCTGTAGTTAATGTAGAGGCTGTACTTTCGAGATTAGTAACACGTGTTGAAAGTGACCCAGAAGCTGTAGAATATGAAGCGCTAACTGCGGCAAAGGATGCACTAGCAGTTGTAAGGGCGGAAGCGGTAGATTCTAGGTTAGTTAACCGTACGCTATTACTACCTGACTGTGAAGCAAAGCTCGCTGAAGCATTCTCAAGGGTTGTTACTCTTGTACTGAGAGATCCTGAAGCGCTAGAATAACTACTTGAAACTAGGGCAAATGATGCACTAGCGGTTGTTAGTGTTGATGCAGTAGATTCGAGGTTTGTTGCACGGCCTGCAATCGAAGCAGAGAAGGTATTGTAGGAGCTTGTAGTAACTACAGCTTCCCCGTTTACGGCTAGGCTTCCAGTAATTGTTACAGATCCTGTAAACTGGTGAGTATTTGTAAGTAGTGATCCAAATCTCGTAGATCCTGTAATGAAGCTTACAGAAGAAGTAACAGTTTGGACTATTAATGTTTGTGCTGTAAGGGTACCGTTTACTAATAGATTTGAGGCAGTAGCATTCTGTCTGATTAAGAAATTATCAGCAGAACTAGCTGTAGCGGCAAACGATGCACTTACGGCGTTTAGGACATAAGACGCCGTCTGTGCTAATGAAGCACTTGTGGCAAATGATGCACTAGTTACGAACGAAGCAGATACTGCATTTAACACGTAACTAGCTGTTGTTGCAAACGAGCTACTAACTGCAAATGATGAAGTAGTTGCAAAAGAAGCAGATACTGCGTTGAGTACATAAGAGGCTGTAGCAGCACTTGTCGCTCTAGAAGCTGATATAGCAAACGATGCGCTAGTTGCGAAAGAAGATGTTGTTGCAAACGATGCGCTGGTTGCGAAAGAAGATGTTGTTGCAAACGATGCACTGGTTGCGAACGAAGCCGTTACTGCATTAAGAGCCCAGCTAGATGTTCCGAAAAGACTAGCTGTAACTCCCTGTGTTGCTGTAATACTACCTGTTACTGTCAAGGATCCTGTGATTGCTTGAGATCCTGACATTACGTTAGATCCTGTTGTAAGATACTTACCTTCGATGGTTGTAAGTCTTGTACTAATAGATCCTGATGCTGTAGAGTATGAGGCGCTAACTGCTGCAAAACTAGCAGAAGCAGTAGTCAGTACTGATGCCGTAGACTCTAAATTAGTTAATCTTACACTGTTGCTTCCAGATTGAGATGCAAATGAAGCAGATGCGTTTTCGAGTGTAGTTACACGAGTGGATAATGATCCAGATGCGCTACTATAAGAACTAGATACTAGAGCAAAGCTAGCTGACGCTGTTGTAAGAGTTGATGCAGTAGCTTCGAGGTTTGTAGCACGGCCTGCAATCGAAGCAGAGAATGTGTTATATGATCCGGTAGTGACTACAGCCTCTCCATTTACTGCGAGACTTCCAGTGATTGTTACTGAACCGGTAAATTGGTGAGTATTGGTTAATAATGATCCGAACTTAGTAGATCCGGTAATGAAACTTACAGAAGATGTTACAGCCTGAACTATTAATGTCTGTGCAGTTAATGTTCCGTTAACAAGCAGGTTAGATGCTGTAGCATTTTGTCTGATTACAAAATTGTCGGCAGACGAGGCTGTTAAAGCGTTGATTGCCCATGAAGCAGTACCAAATAAAGAGCCTGTATAACCGCCAGTTGCTGTTGAACTACCGGTAATAGTTTGATTACCTATTAAGGTGAATGAACCAGTAATCAAAGCCGATCCAGATGTGGTAGATCCACCGTACATTCTAACTGATCTATCATCTAGAACAGCAAAAGAAGCGCTGCTTGCTTGGTTTTCTACATAAAATGAAGCTGTAATTAAATTAGATCCACTAGTATATCCTTTTATTTGTAACCTACCTAAAAAGGAACTCCCTAAGTTATAACCTATACCAACATTACCAGTGCCAGTCGCGTTATTATTATTAGTACCTGCTTGAAGAGCTAATGTGCTATTACCTGTAGAAGTCACATAAGCTCCTCCATTTCCCCATCCTAATTCTACTGCTGATCCTGCACCGGAGCCAATTATAGCACTAGTATTATTACCAGCCAATCCCACAGCTAGTATTCTAGCTCCTACTGAATTTATTCTTGCATTACCGGTTACGTCTAATGTATATGCAGGAGATACTGTATTAATACCTACAAATCCGCTACTACTAATAAACATTCTAGTAGATCCGCTAGTCTCAAAAGCAAGATTTTGATTATCATTAGTACCAAGCAATGCTTGAGTACCAAACGAATTACCACCTTGTACAAAGAAATTATTTACTAGAGATGATGTCGGTACAAAAGAAGCAGTTTGTGCAAACGAAGCCGTTGTTGTGAATGAAGCACTAGTCGCATTAACAGCATACGATGCAGTCGCTGCTTGTATTGCAAATGATGCTGTACCAAATAATGAACCTGTAAAGGCACCATTAAAGTCACCATTGAATGATCCTGTATTAGATAAAAATTGGTCAACTCTATTTACAGTTGCGATAACTGATGGAATACCAGGATGTACACTTGATGATACTTCAGCTAATAATCTCATATCAGTGTCAGCTGAAGACCATATTATTTGATAATAATCATTAGCTGCTGATTGAACAAACCAATTCCACGCTGCAACTGATTTATCATTATTACCCGTTAATGTTACTGTTGTACCGGTATCCAATAAATCAATACCATTTTTTCTAATCCATATATCAACACTATCTGTGCCACTATCTGTCTTATCAAGTTGTGCTGAGAATTGAAGATTATATACACCAGCATTTTCTGTTTTAATGTAGGTGTTGAAAGGATTTGTTGAGCCAGATAGTGAAACTCCATTTGTAATTGCAATCTCATTAAATGACATTGAACGAGGAATATTAGCTACTGGGTTTGGTTGTGTAGTTGTATCATAAAAACTACCATATGATCCTGTTGCTGTATTAAAATTACCCGAGCCTGTTCCTGTTGAAGAAATAGTAACTTGGCCTTTACCACTTAATGGTGATATTGTAATATTTGGGCCTGCTAGTATCTGTGTTACACCGCCATTATTAGCAAATGATGCGTATGACGCTGTTAAAGCAAATGATGAACTTATAACACTATTTGATCCAAACGGACCATATACGTTAGAAGCTGTAACGAAGGAGGCGGTTCCTAGTAGGGATCCGGTAAAAGACTGAGCGTTGACGTTTGTAGTTACAGCGAGAGAGTTCAGTGATGCGTCCGATCCACTGAGAATGAGTTTTTTCCAGCTAGGCATACTATATTGTGACAGTTTCTTCTGCGGTTAGATACATACACTTATGCCGTGTATATGCCTACTTCCCTTACCGGGCCAACAGTGCTGTACATTATATAAATATCGGAGAATCAAGGAAGCTTGATATAGTAATCCTGTAGTTTTAGCACGAGTTCAAAGATTTTTTGAACGTGCTCTCCTTTAAAATGAGACTCTCTAATGAGATTTAAAAGATGCTCTACTTCGTCTTTTTTTAGATTCAAGACAGGTAAAGGAGCCGGTTTGGGCTCCTCTACGCTGTTGTTATTTGTAGTTACATTTCTTGCGCTAAAACCCATAACTATATTTTTTAAAACCTTATTAAGAGTAGATCCAAATTGTTTCATCATTTCCTATAAATATGTTACCTTTTGCTACATATCTAGCAGGTGCAGATGTTGGATTTCCACTTGCTCCTTCTACTACTGCTGCCATGAAAGCATCAGGTGTAAACGCACTCTGATTTGCAGTAAACGAGCCTGTCATAGCCCATCTCTGTGCTCCGCTGTCGTATCCGAAAAGTTCGCCTACGTTTTGCGTACCTTGCTGTACTACTAGACCGCCATCGCCAGTTGTATTTGAACCAGAAGCAAGAAGGATAAATCTATCTGCTACTTCTAGGTTTGTTGTTTGCTGGAAGCTTGCAGTACCGAGGACGGTTAAGTTGTTATTAACTCTTAAGTCGCCGATTACTACACTTTCAGGTAAACCTATTGTAATGGTCTGTGCAGATGCTGTAACGTTAATCTCGTTAAGCGTACCTGCAATGGTCAATCCTTGGTTAAGAAGATCAACAGTGGTGAAGGTTGAAGGCTCTGTAGAATAAGAACCGGTAAGTCTTAGTGTAGTAGCGATACCTGTCAATCCGCTACCGTCACCGGTAAATGATCCAGTGAATGAACCAGTCAAGCTTGAATTATTGCCTGTAAGGCGAATTGAGCTTGAACCAGAAACCGTTGTACCGTCATCAGACAGGCTGGTATTAGCAAATGCATTACCAGTCCATTTTGTAATCTTATCGGTAGTTAGGTTAGCGGCTCCAGAAACTGCTACAGTGGCTGCTGCAGCTCCATCGTAAGTAAACGCTGTAATACCGGTGCCTTGAGTCAAGTCAGGGAGGTTGGTGACTCCTACAAAACTACCGGCAAATGATCCCGTGAATGAACCGGTTAGACTAGAATTAGCTCCGGTTAATTGAATTGAGCTAGCACCACTTACTACAGTACCGTTATCAGTAAGGCTTGAATTAACGAATTTGTTGGCAGTATCGTCCCACTTAGTGACAGCATTTTGAGAAAGTTGAGCGGCACCGCTAACTTCTACCAGTACGTTTGTACTACCATCAAAGCTGAAAGCACCTAGACCGCCACCTACTACTTGAGAAAGGCTTCCTGTAGTTTTGAGAGCTAAAGAAGCAGTAAGTGCTTGTGAAGCGCTAGCAATGCTATTCATTCCTAGAGGGCCGTCCACGTTAGAGCTTAGAATATAAGACGCGGTAGTTGCGGTAAATGAACCAGTGCCTTGATAAAAGAATTGACCTGTTGCCGTGTTATAGGATACAATGTTAGCTTCATTTGAATTACTCAAACCAGCTTTCACCGATCCGGTTACTTCAAGGCCGTTGTTTGCTATTTTAAGACTCTGTAGTTCGGCTGCGCTACCCGATACTACGACTTTTTTCCAATTTGCCATTTTGCTTGTTGATTTTTACTTTAATAAATAGTTAATTTTAGTCCAGACCGACATATAGACTCGCAGAGGTGAACCATATAGCTCCATTTGGAGCTGTACCGGTTGGATCGAGAGATTGAGTTGCTATTTTTACTATACTCTCACTTACAGTTAATACCGGTTGTTGGGTAACTAGGTCTCTAACATTGAATATGCTGCTATATATGTCAAATAGACTACCTGTGTTTATAGTCAAATAATTAACGCTGCTAGACTTGACCGTAACTATATTTGTTTCTCCAGAAACAGCTGTGAAAATAGTTGATCCTGTGATAAAAAAGTTATTTCCGGTAAATATTAAATTAGCGGATGCGGTAGCTGAAGTAGGTGTTCCGTCAGATAAAATAACTCTACCGGGACCTGGATTAGCTATAACATTAAATCCTGCTCCTATTTGAACTCCGTTTACAAATAATGAACCGGTTATGTTTACGCTACCTGTAGCTAGTATACTACCGCTAAAGATAGCTGATCCTGTATAAGGAAATACGTTAGTTACGCCGCTAAAGTAAGAAGCAGTTAATGCATTGAGTGCCCAGCTAGACGTACCAAATAAAGAACCGGTTGCGCCTACAAAAAATGTTACCGAGCTTGAAAATTCAGCCGAGCTGGTCACTCCTAGGCTTCCGGATATTATTATATCACTGCCACTTACTCCGTTAAGCGCATATATAACCCTCGTGAGTTGATCGGCTTCGATTATGGAGCCGGGTGATATCCCTGCCAGCGAAATGGTGTTGGCCACGCCTAAGAAGTTTGATTATAAATAGTTCGTTCGTAACAACATCAACCCGCGCTACTGTACCTGTTCGGTACTAAACACTATTTTGCAAATACTATATGTTTTACCTGAAAGCTGAGCTATATAAGCGTTCAGCGAATCCGGAATCAAATAACCGTTTACAGTGAGGTCGAATTCAGTTCTCACAATCCTATCTTCGCCCTGTTCGTAGACTTGTGCGTCAGTGAAAGTTTCAGTTTTTGCAAGGAATTGAAAAGAGTCAGGGTCTCCCCAGTAAGAATTAGAGGCAAAGTTTACAGCCTCAATTAACTTATTCATCTGTTCTACAAAGTTTGTCCACATGATACAGGTGTAGTTAACTGTCACGTAATCAGGTGTTACCACTACTGTATATTCCTTCTGCGGCTTTTGATTCTGTAGTACATTAAAATTATCGTATATATTCCTACGAGAGAATGGTTTTTCGTAAAGTTGTACGTTTCTTGCAACATTACCGTCAATCTTATTTCCAAGAGTACGGTTTTGAACTACTGAAGATCTCTTAAAAACTAACAATGGAGACATGATTCTTGAGACATTATCCCGGTAGTATCCGTCTTTCTGAATTGATTTCCATTTCTCAGGAGATCCATATATAATCGGGACAAGTACCGTAGAATTGTTTTGAAATACCGTCAGCTTAAGAACGTTTGTAAAGTGATACATTATAGATTGATCAATATCCTCAAGTCCTATTGAGTATTTCTTGTCTGCTGTAGGTTCAAATGCAGTTTCATAAGCTCTATTGAATTCAGGTTGTCCAGGCTTGAACGGCTCAGAGAATACGAGATTAGGGTTTCCATACTGAGGATCAGCTGGAATAATGAGTTTATCCATAAACTCTCTCCTATTCTGTGGTCGTACAATTTGCGGCATACTAGAGTCTTTGTTGTGTTATACCCAGTCTTTCCGGTGTTGTCATATGGGTGTTAAGTATAATTGAGAAACTAGTACCAAAGTTGTTTAAGCCAGCTGAATAAGTGTAATTCGGATCTTTTCCGAGGAAGAGCTGATTTTCGTTCGTATTATCGACCTCGTAGTAGAGTTCGTTGTACATGATGATATCACCGGTCTCAGGTACTACATTAGCTGCTTCCAGGTCTGGTTTTAAAAACCTGAAATCTACCTCTCGTCTACTGTCGGGACCGAAATTATTGTCAGCTACGGTTGAAAAGTCTCCGCGCACTATCAAACAGTTAAGCAGCACTGGACCTATGTACTGTTTAACTAGAGCTTCACCGTACATATTTGGCGGGCTTGCAGGGAGGACTATCTTATAGTACCCGATTTGTTGGGTAACTACATTATTTACAAACTCGGCTGCTACACCGAGTTGCATGTTTGCATCCCTGACTGTTCCAAATAGAGCCATAATTATCCTATATAAACCATTAACGGTATGTTACTTAATGTATCACTTAGAGACTGGTTTTCTGACTGTTTTCTCTCAAGTTGCTTTTGTCTTGACATATCCTCAAGATCTAACCTTAATTTTTCACGTAAAGCCGTTTGCATTTCTTTACCGCGCGTAATTAAGTCGTTATAGTTGAGTGTAGCTTCCGCACCAGGAATGAGTACAGTCTGGTATTTTCCACGTACTAGACCCAGTAGCTCGGATGTTAGTGCAGCTGTATATTCTTTGATCCATTGCTTACCTGGTTGATTGATATCCGAGTAGGTGATTAGACCGTAAGGTGCGAGTGCGGGGTTTGCAACTAGACCTTGATTTGCACCGTATGGACTGTTTTCAGTGAGTGACATCAAATCAGACTGAAAGGCGTATTGGATTGATATACAGGACCTGTAACCACCGTAATTACCTCCTAGAGGTACGGGAGTTATTCTCAAATTAGTTCCAATCAGTTCAAATGACCACTCAGGTAGACGTACGTCGTTTGACATTTCTAACTGCTGAATTCTTTGAATATCCCAGTAAATGGGGTAATATGTTGCACTGTTGTTTCCACCGTATCCCATACCGCCGTATCCGCCCCAATCGCCTGGCCATGCACCCGCACCTCCAAGTTGTGGATAGTAGGCACCGTAGCCGTATCCGTAAATTGCAGGCGGGGCTTGATACATTACTCTTTGAATGATAATTCTGTCTCCTGGATCCATGCTTTGGGATGCTACAGCCCAATCGTACACGTTATAGTTTTGTACTCCAGGTAAGAGGTCTAATGATCCGCTTTTCCAACTAACAAATCCACCTACTCCTGCGACTTGTCCATAAGTCTCAGAGATGTTTATCATGTTGGTTAAGTTCGGAGATACTACAGTGTTATTAAGTAGTGAAGCCGTTGGTTGACCTTCGAGAGTAAGGTAGTTGTCTTTTATCTTGAGTTGATAGAGCTCTTCAGCGTATATAGATACAGCTTCTTCAAAACATGCGTAAATGTTTAGATCGTCTAGTTCGACGTCGAGTACTGGATACCCTAATTTACGGGCACAGTAGTTAGCTACTTTTGGCCCGTCGTTTTGGTACTGGGGGTCGTTGTCGTAGAATCCAAACGGAGTACTTCCTGATATTGGACCTGGACTACCGTCGTAAATTATTGGATTTGCCATGTTTTCTAGTCTCTATGGTCTAAGTATACTTTCAAAATATCTTCCACGATTGGATCGCGGTGATTTGTCTTTAACGTTACAACTGCAAAACCTTTTACGTTTGTCAAATTGTTACAGATAAAGCCAAAACCTGATAATTTCTTGTCTTTTAGGTCGATCTGCGCTGTATCACCGCAAATAATCATTTTCGATCCTTCACATATTCTACCCAATATCAACTCCATCTGACGGTGTGTAATATTTTGACCTTCGTCTACTACTACACAACAGTTTGTCAAATTCCTACCTCTCATGAACGCCACTGGAATCACTTCAATCCTACCCTCTGTTATCTCTCTATCAATCTTCTCCTTATTATAGAGCCTATACATGTTATCGTATATAGCTGCAGTATAAGGAGCAAGCTTTGCATCTTTATCTCCAGGCATGAACCCTAATTCCTCTCCTGCAGTTACAGCAGGCCTTGTTAGAATTACCTTCTCAACCTGGCCGGTAAACAGTAAATCAAGGGCAGCTTGTGCGGCTACCATCGATTTTCCTGACCCTGCACCTCCTTTCAGAACCGTTATCTTGTTTCCAAGAATTATGGCTTTGGCAGCCTTTTGTTCTTCGTTGAGCGTAACTTGAAATTTGATAGGATTCTTAAGTTTTTTCTTTTTTGAAACTGTTGTTGTCACCATGCACAGACCGTTTGATATAAATAGTAAGCAGGAAAGAATAAAAAACCCTCCGAAGAGGGTTCTATATTATATATTCTCAAGGATTTATATCAGGGCAGGGGATACTGGTATGATCCAGAGTAGAGAACGGCTATACCGGACGACTGAGAAACTTCAGTGATTGCACCAAAAACTCCATTACCTGCTGTGAAAGAAGCACTAATTGGGCCGCCTGTAAGGCTGCTAAAAGATACCTTTGCGGTAGTGTTTGTTATAGGTAAATACCAGAAAGCGTCAGCTTTTGTATTTACTGAACCGCTTATAATTGCACCTCCGTTTAATCCGTACGGATCTCTGCTTAAATCTAGTAAAGTAGGCATTGTAATTTTAATATAAATAGTAGATTTGGGAATAAAAAACCGGCCTTACGGGGCCGGCTTTATTATTTAAGCTATCTAGATTGATTAGCTAGCTTGAGCTACCTGAAGGTCAGATACATATACCTTACCGTAGTACTCAGGACGAATCATCTTCTTCGCGTAACGAGTCATGATACCCTTACGTGGTGTAAAGGTCTGAGGATCGTACACTAGAGGAGTCATGATCAATGGTACGTAAGGAGCGTATACGGCACCGCACTCTAGGAATTGGTTACCACGGAAGCCCATAAGGATTGTGTTCTCGGTCATGTAAGGGTTCTTGTAAACCTTGTAACGACTGTTAAGAGCACCGATCTTCTGAACACCGAAAGCATACTTCATAGTGTCGGCTGCACCGTCTGTATCAGCAGCAAATCCAGGAATAGACTCAAGGATTGTAGCTACAGTTGGAGAACATACTAGGAAGTTAGCACCACCACGGAGGGTCAACTGATGGATCTTGTTAGATACGGCCTGAAGCTTGATACCCAAAGTTTGGAACCAAGACATCTGGTTGTAGTAAGCACCAGCGGTGTTTGTTACGTAAGCAGTACCAGCAGCATTAATTTGCTGACCGATTTGAGCAGACCAGTTAGCAACTGTCTGTGCATTTTCGATCAACATGTCGAGGATTTCTAGGTCGATCTCAAGAGAGATGTACTCAGAAAGCATACCAGTCAATTCAGCTTCAGCATCAAGTGAATGATAAGCATTCAAGTCTTGAGCGAATTCTGGAGTCCACTGTGCTTTCAACTTACGAGTTTTAGCAGAGATGGTCTCAGACTTCATCTGTACGTTGATCTCAGGGATAACGATAGAGGCAGAAGAAGCTGCGTTCGGGTTAGAGAATGGAGTAGGTGTATCTTGAGGAGCATCCTCGAAGTCACCACGTGTTTGGAAGTTAGTAGCTTTGTTATAGAACAATACTACGCCAGGTACTACGTTATCGACACCAGAACCAGACAATGAAGTCTGTACTGTAGCGAGTGTAGAACCGCTAACAAAGAATACTAGGTTAGCACCATTGATAACAGTAAAGTCATTGATAAGGGTGCTAGGAGTGATAGAAGCGTTGTTGCTACCAGAGATTTCAAAGGCACGAACACCGTTGGTATCAAGTACCAAAGAACCAGTATTGATGCTGATTTTGATCATCTTGTTATCTACTACAGACTGAGAGTAAGCTGAGTTAAAGTTTACATCCTGGTAAGTAGCGAGGGTAGCAGTAGCAGAACCAGAGAAGTAAGAGGCAGAGAACTGGTTAATAGAATAACCAAAACGGCCCTGGCCATAAAGACCACCTTCTGCTAGGTTACCGAATCCGCTGTTAGGAGTTTGGTTCAAAGTACCGTAAACTGACTGTCCTTTTACAAAAGGCTTAGGTACGTTGTTACCATACTGGAAATCTAGATAGAATACTAGACCAGCAGGAAGGTTCATTGGCTGAACGCTAACGAACTCTTTAGAAGCGATTTGACCGAAAATCTTACGAACAAGAGGAAGAGCTACACCAGCCCACTGCTCACCATTACCGGGAGTAAAGGTAGCACCGTTGGTTACACCACCACCAGTTGAAGATTGTTCAAGTACTAGTTGCTTGGCTTGGTTCTCAAGGATAACGGCCATATTGGTGCGGTCGTAATCTTTCAAACCCTCGAGTAGACCAGACTTGGCCCACTTCTTAGCAAGCTTTTGGCTAACACCAAGTTGATCTTGGTAAGGGTTAGCGCTTTCGAGGAGGGATTGTACTAAGTTTGACATTTTAAAAAAATGTTTGGTTTAAAAAAAAATTGTTTATTTGATTCCAGCAAGCTGTTGCCATCTTGTTACAAAGGCATCGGCTTCAACAATCGGACGAGCTGGAGCATGACCGATTGGTTTTGATGCGAAACCTACAGATTCTTTGATTGTAGACTTTTTAGTATCAGCACTCAAAGACTCAAGTAATGTTTTGTAAGTGTTTTCAACTTCTTTAACAGAGACTGCTCTATCAAATGCATTGATCACTTTTGTTTTTTGCGACTCAGAAAGGTTTTTGGCCTTGAAGATTTTGTTTACGTAGAGAAGCTTGGCACTAAACAAATTGATTTCGTTGAGTTCAGTCTTAAGAGCTTTGATAGTCTTAACGGCTTCTTTCAACTCTTTCTTTGTTTCGTCGTACTGTACCATGTGAACGTCTTGAGCTTTTGGATCAATTTGTCCGCCAGGACCAGTACCTTCTTCTACTCTGTCATCTTCATGATGCTTTTTCTTACCTTCTTCCATCTTGTGCTCTTCTTCTTCAAGCTCGGCTAGAATTTCGTCAAGAGAGATCTCTTCTTCTCCTGCTTCCATTTCTTCACCGCCGCCTAAGTCGGTTGCAAGTTCGGTTCCGGCATCAAGAGCACCGCCGCCACCTTGTAGTTGCATGAACACATCACGGATGATGTCTTTCAATTCGCCTACAGTAATGTCGACTACTTCTTGTCCGTCTCCACCTTCACCAGCTTCGATGTCTTTAGTAAGGTCTTCGCCGGCTTCTTCAGCTTCGTCGTCTTCCTTTTCTTTTTCGTCATCTTCAGCTTCGTGAATAGAGCTCTTTGCTTTTTCAGGATAACCATCTCCTTCGCCTTTGTGTTTACCGCCTTTTTCAGGGTAACCGGTTCCACCTCTAGACGTATGAGCTTTTTCAGAATAGCCGGCAGTTGTACCGACTTTCGCTTCTTCTAGATCAGCATCTTCTTCGAGGTCTGCATCTTCTTCGATCTTCTCTTCAGAAAGAGCATCTAGCTCGGCTAGGATCTCATCTAGTGTAGACTCTTCCATGTCGGCGGCTTCTTTATGCATTTTGTCTTTGTCATGCATCATAGCCTCTTCCATGTCATGAGCCTCTTCCATGGTGTCGTCCTCTTCTTTTGTGAGTTCTTTTTCCATGGTCTCCTTGATAAAAGGCTCAAAATGCTCGGCGAGAGTAGTTCTGGCGGCAGCCATTGCAGTCTCACGAACAGCCTTTGCGTCAAGGATTGCTTGTTTAAACAATTCTTGATTTTCCATCTTAAATTTGTTTCGGGGATTGCTAATTAGTAGGGTAGCAATATAAGAGTGTATAGAATACAAAATGCCATATTAGGATGGCATACGATCATAAATATCCCTGCCTGTACGGAAAACCTTGATTCTTAGTAAAAATTTTTACTACCACTCTATGAAAAGTAATTTTTCTTCTTTTAAGCGATCGATTAGAATATAAACACAGAAACGGCTAATCCTATAGTTGTTAGAATCTTCATCATCGCTTAGGACCTTAAGATCCTGTAGCATTAGTAGTGCAGCATTAGAAAGATCGCACGAAAAGGCTCCGTATTTATAAACGCTGAAATCTCTGTTACTAATAGTACTAGGATCGGTTACCTTAGTAATATCGTAACAGCCTCTTTTTTTTGCTATAGTAGATAACCTTTTTGCAATCGAATCTAAGGTAGGAATCGGTAAATTTTTGATTTTTTTAGCAGGATTTGAAGTAAACCCTGGAGTATCTGATAGGTCGATATCGGTTTCAGTAGATTCCGGCAGTCCGTAAGGTTCACCTAGAATAGAGTGAATAACTTTTCTGAACGTCTTTTGTATTTCAGATTGCATAACCTGCATTACTTGCTGTTGCAATCGTGGATTATCTTTTAGTAATGATATTTTTTTGTTTCCTCCTCCATGGTATAGTGTACTTATATTCATAAAGAGAGTGTCTTCTCCCCTTTCATCCTTTTGTATATCAATGTCTATAGAGGGGATATCGTCAAAGATGTTATCATCTTTTAGAGAATTACGTTCTCCTTCGGCGGCAACTCCTGCAAGTTCTTGCAGTCTTTTTATTTCATTGAGTTGCTGTTTCATTGATTTTACTTTATGCAGCAAACACCGCTCTGGGTGCAGATAATATCAGAGATTAATTTACTAACACTTGAAATCTTATCCTGTACTGGGTTATAAGACTCATTTAATCCGCCTATAGGTCTTACGTATGCACCATATGTAGATGGAGTAGATACAAAGTCCCAACAGATCAATTCTAGATCATCTTCTACTTGAACGAGACCTTCACCGATTGGTGATACAGAACCCATTGCACGAGATGAAACACCTACTGTGATGTTATTCATGAATAATTCACGTAAAATATTACCCGAGGGTGTGTCTAAAATTTCGAATTCGCCCATTAGGTTTTTATCTTCCCACCAAAGACGTGTAATATTATGGCAAACGTTCTTGAGATTGATAACGGATGATTCGGGGTGATCGAGTTCACCTAATGCTCTTCTCTCTCTAACCGGACCTTCCATGTAAAGCTGTACTTGTTTGGCAAGAGTATCGTAGTCGTAGATACGTTTATTTGCATTTGGTTTATCGGCTGCCTGTACAAGACCGGCCACAATAAGAGGGCTTTTAGGATTCATCCTCGCCTCGTGTAGCTGTTTGGGTAGGGGCTTAAACGGTAGATACTCTATTAAGACTTGTTTACTCATACTATCCGCCTTTCTTTTTACCTAAAAACTGGAGGCTACCAGGTACAGGTTGAGTGTACCCCATTTGGTTAGCTAAAGAATCATCTGCAGGAGTGTTAGTTGCTACAAATGTTTGGTTGTTTGGATTTTTTCTGATCCCTTCTTTTTTAATAGCTTTAACAAGTCTCTCTTTGAGCTTTTTTAGCATTGAACCTCTATCTTCCTTTTTTATAACAGTAGCACGTAGACTAGCTTCTTCTTCTTCGTCGCCGGCTGCTTGCTGTCCTACAGGATCTTCATTGAGTTTTTCTTCGTTATTACTCCACTGAACCATCGTACGTGGCTTATCAGGCATAGGTACTTCTGCTTTCTCAGGCTTTACTTTTGTAAGTACGTTTTTTTGCAAATCTTCTTTACGGCCGTCTTGCCACTCTACCGTAGCAGTATGTCCATCGAATTCGATTACTTTACCCGGAACACCGTCACCTTTTTTTTTATAAACCTCCATCCCTTTATGAAAATCTTCATGATGAGGATTTTGGGTAGTCATTTCGTCGAGAATATGCTCTTTGAGAGCGTGTACTTTTTCTTTGCCGGGGGTAGCGAAAGCCTCTAGTTTACCTTTAGGGGTCTGGGTCATATGATCGAGACCTTTTCCGTTTTTGGCTTTCTTTTTCTCTTTCTTCTCTAGAGTACTTTGAGTGTTTTCTTTAGCATCTTTCTTAACAACCTTCATTTCGTTTGGCTTATCGTTAAGATTGTTCTTCTTAACATCTTTCATCTCGAGATCCTTATCCATTTCTTTTACAGCCTTGAAGTTTGCAAGCTGTAATTGCTTGTAAGCATCGGGATCTTTCAGGATAGTATCAACGACTTTCTTTCTAGCCTTAACGTAATTCTCGTCAGTAATCTCAGGCATCTTAGCAAGCTCATACTGGATACCATGATAAACTTGATAGTAGTTAAGATGATCAATACCTCTGTAGGTGTCGTTTTCGGCATTAGGATTGTGTCCGTAAACACCTTCTGGTTTCTTAGCTTCAGAAAGGATACGCTTTCCTTTTAGAATTTTTACAGAATCATCATAAGACGTTGTAGGAGATATATGCTGCGGGAACTGCATACGTACACTACGCATGAAGTTGCTCATAGACATCTTACCTTCTAGAAGGTCTTGATATTGAGCTTGAATGTTTTTCATAATAATAAATAGTTAAAATCAATACAAATAATCCATAAGTGCGTCATATACGAAATCAGAATCCTGGTTTAGCTCTTCGATTTCATCATCGGTCATTGGTCTCCCGTTATAATCGGCGCTTATAATATGTGCATCTACAAAATCAGGATAATCGCTAGGATCAATACCGTCGAATTGTATATTAGAGACTTTTTTTAAGTCTAATTCTCTACTGAATTCCGGGGTATCAGTCAAATCAATATCCTCTCTTAAAAGACCGGCTATTTTTTTGAGCCGGTTTACTTCTTCTGTGAGTTTAGTTACTTTCATTTTAGTGCTTTCTTCCTTGCCCACGATACTTCTTAGGTCGTGGACTGTGTTTGTTGTAACTTTTCTGTGCAGAACCTGTTTTTCGTGTACCGAAGGTGATTTTTCTTGAATCACCGCTTTTTCCTTTTGCCATATACTTTATTTTAAATCTCTAGTTTTTGTATATACTTCCACTACTTTAGAATTGATTTTCTCAAAGATCTTTTTAGTGTTATGCTTATACTCAAGTGTATTTTCACCCTCAGATAACTCAGTTCTCATTTGCTTAGCAAATTCTACGAGCTTGGATACTTCTTCGAGCTTACTGTGAATCATTTTAACGGCCTCATGCATCTGCTGATCTTTAGGACGAATGGCAGTCTGTTTTTTGAACTGAGAATAGGCTCGAGATTCGTTAATGTACTCCTTTAAAGCTTCTCCCCACCCGCGGGTATAATCGTTAACGTCGTGCCAGCTAGTTAAAAGTTTTTGTTCGAAAGCATCCTTCATATACTGAACGTAATCTTCTTGGAAACCTTTCTCTTTTGCAATTTCTTTTATTTTACCTTCAATATCGCTCCATCTTACTTCAACCTGTCCATCACCTTCCTTCCAGAGCATTTTAACCTGTACACCTTTGATTTTTTTTCCAGCCTCTTGTGCACTTGGGGCTTTAGTGAATCCGTCTTTAGTATATGTACTTATATTGGCTTTGCCGTGAGCATACATAGGAGCGTCTTCTTTTACGGCCGGATTCTGTCTTTCGATGGTATCCTTTGTTACATTACTGGTAAAATGAGGTCCTTTGACTCTATATCCCCAATCTAGAAGTCCGATTATTTCGCAATCCTGGTTATTGTATTTAACCTTATCACCTACCTTAAATTTATGCTCCTCGTCTGATTCGCTTATTTTCTTCTTTCGCGTACCGGCAAAATACTGTTCGCCTTCAGCCCCGCCGTTAACTCCTGCTCCGTTCGTTACACCGCCTCCTGTTGTACTTCCTCCACCGCCAGCAGGAGCTGCCGCAGCTGCACCGCCATCTTCGTCTAGCTTAGTATCGCGGATAATTTCGAGAGCTTTCTCGAGAGTTATATGTCCGGCTAGGACTGCGTCAGTAAGTCTCTTAACAAGATACTCGTCGATTCCTGTATCTCCTAGAGCTCCAGATATAATATTTTCTCGCTCTTCAGTATCTTCCCGTAAGAATTGCGTGGCAAACTGGTTGTTCATTGTTTGACGGCTTTGAGCTCACTAATCAATTGATAGTACTGCATTAAGCCGATTAAGACTTCGTCCTTGATTGACTCGTTTGGACCGAGGGGCTTAATAAAATTCAAAACCTCATTTAATTTTATTTGAAGAACCTTATCTCCGACGTTAGACTTAATGTCTACGAGCTCGCTTTTAACCTCGAGTAGTTTTGTATTGAGATAGGTTCTTAGTCTCTTTGTATCAGAGACGTTATTAATATACTCTTTTAGTAGATCTTTCTGCTGAGAGGATAGGCTTGCATACTTTTCGTTAAACTTCTCAACTAATATTCTGTAGGCAAGGATTCTTACCTCTTTATCCTCTTTCATAAACTCTTCAACTACCTTGGAAGCTACTTTTCTTTCAGTTAAGGCTTCTTTAGTAATATGCTCAAGGAGAGTAAGCTTATGTGTTACAATCTGCTTTGTATCTGAAAATTTCTTAGTAAGTTGATTTTCAATAAGTGTAAAAACTGAGGCGTGAATCTTATAGTTCTCAATTTTTGCTTTAAAAAAATCATCGAGATCATAATGTTTTTTGACCTCGCGAATCAAATTATACTTTTCCTTATCAAGTTTTACTCTATCGAGCTTTTTTGCTTGCTCAACAATAGTGTTTATAAGGATTTCGGCCTTAGCTTCTGTGAGCTTAGGTGAGCTAGCTACAGTATTATACAGGTTATATTCTTTCCCTAACTCCGTGTTTGTGAAGTATTTCTTAAAAATCTTAACAGCTTTAGGGTCTTTGTTTGACATCAAATCTGCAGTAGATTGACGTACAAGAAGCTCAAATAAAATACCGGTATTCTTGTATTTACTATGTTTGATCATCGGTAATTGACTTACTAATAAATATCAACGTATTAGATTAAATCTGAATCAGGTTTAATACGTGATTCGTCAAGTAACTCGCTAGTTTTATCGTTTTCATAAATGTTTACCCTTTTATTTTTCTTGTAAGCTTCTAATGCAGCTTTGTTTGTAAGGTAAGCTGCTACTGCAGTACTCTTATTTTCTTTCAAAGACATTGGATTTCCGCCTGTAAACTTAGCCTTCATCCCGTCCTCTCCAGTGTTAGGTTTAGACTTGAGATCATAAACGCCCATTCTATCTCTTCCGAGCGGATCGTCGGCGGTATTAATAAGTGATACCTTATTTGCCGGACGACCTGGAAGTTTAACTGGCTCCCCTGGATTGGTCTCATCGTAGCCTTGCGGTACGTTCTGACCTGATAGAGGCGCTGTTCCGTATCCGCCATACATTGAAGCAATTTGATGCGGTGTACCGTAAGCCTGTCCGCTTTCTGCCGGATCGTTGCCTTCTTCTTCAATCTGCTTGATACGGAACATCCTTTTCTTATCCTCAATCACTAGATCGCGGTATTCATCAAATTCTTCTTCAGAGAAGTGGAACAATTTGTCGTAGATCCAGTCAGTTGGAAGAAAGCTTGTCTCCATCATCTGGGCGGCTAGGTCCATTTTCTCCTTCATGAGAGCAATTCTTTCTTGCTCGTAAATAATAGAAGGAGTTGTTAGTAGGAGTTCAAAGTTAGTTAGCGACTCGTCGTCGTATCCGTGAGCATAGAGATGGACGAGAGCTATTTTATTCAACTCAGAAAGTACAATACGCTGAATTCTTTCAATGGTACGTGCAAAGCGAATATCTTCGGCAGCCAATGTTGCTTTACCTGTTAAATCCTTTTCATATCCAAGGAATGCTTTGGGGATTTTAAGGGCTGCAAATAGTTTATTAAGTAGGTAGTTAATATCTTCGATACCGTTATACTCAAGCGGAGGTGCGTTATCAATACGTGTAGACTGATCATTACCCCGTACAGGGATAAAGAAGTCTTCAAGCATATTCTGTACGTTATAGTTAAGATTGTACTGTCCTGTCTTTTGATCTACAAGAGGAGTTTTCTTCATCTTGTTAATCATACGCTGCATGTAGTTCTCAACCTCATTTGGAGGAATGGCTCCTACGTTTACGTAAAAAATACGGCGCTGTGGTGCACGAGTAAGACGATGAATCATCATCGCATCCTCCATTAGTACGTACTGTTTGTACAACCTACGTCCTGGCTCTAAGTAAGAACGTCCGTAAGGTAGGTAGTTGACATCACCAATCAGTCTTAGGTGAGCCATTTCGTAATTGTAGAACGTAATACCTAGGTCTGTATTCTGATATGAGGTAGAATAACCGGCAGTAGCACCAAGTGCTGCAGTTGGATCATACTTAAAAATTACCTCTGATGGATTAGAAGGATTTGTACCTTCAAGACGTACAATATTGTAAGCAGAGAACGGAATTACATTATAGACTCCGTACTTTTCGGCTACTTCGAGCTTAAGAAAAAAATCACCATACTTACACATATTTCTAATCCAGAACCACAAATTAAACTCAATGTTGAGTATGTCGTAGAAAAGGCTATAAAGTATTTTCTGAATGTTTTCATCTGATGAACGAATTTGAATTACATCTCCTTGTGAATTTTTTAGAGTACACTCGTCTGCAATAATGTCGAGGGCGGAAGCGATGATAGGATCAGTATCCATAGCCTCGTAATCCGCATAAATTTGCACCCTCGCACTCTGATAGTTCTGTGAGAGGTTAAGGTTTACGCCGTAGGAGGTAGAAGTCGTGTAGATACGGTTGAATCGGTCGACGAGGGCGTTAGTTTGAAGTACGCCGTCAACTTGTATCTGGTTTACGTCAACTGTTTTTAACGTTCCGCCATCATTCCTAATGATAACATCAGTGGAAAATAGGCGTTTAAGTGCTGAAAACAGGTTCCTTTGTGGTTGTTGATCTGCCATATCTAATAAATATCTTTATCCCAACAGCCAAGTTATGTCGTCATTCTGGCCGTTTACGTTCATAGACCAGGGATTCTGCTGATTTGCAGCATTATTTGGCGTATAAACCTGAAAATTTTGTTCTGTTTTAGTGTATCCGTTAAGGCTTGCATAGGTGAGATCCATAGCAGTTTGGCGGAAGCGTAATGCAGTATCACGCAAAAATAGCCCGATACTGTACGGCATTACAAGGTCGTCATTATACCCTTGAAGTGCTTGAGGTTTGCCGTTTTTCCAAATAAACACCCGCCATTCATCGAGCAATCGTTGTGAACGAATTAATGCGCTTTTTTCCTCCATGAATGACCGTGCTTTCTCAATTACAAGAGGGCGAGTTCTTTGATTCATACTGAATCCAGGTACCATTCCGTCACCTCTATCAAATTTTGTAACGTAGAGATCAATTTGTGTACCCACGAGTTCAGATTTGGGTGCATAGTACAGGTTTGGGTATCCCATCTCCTGTATTGTAGTAACAACGTCCCATCCAATACTCGCATTCTCTACAATAAGCATTGCGTTGTTCCATTCAATAGCCTTCGATACGAGCATGCGTGCAAAGTCCTTAGTAGGTACCTGATCTTTGTATTCAGCTACCTGGTCGACGGTGATCGTATCAATGACATGGAAGGTAGAAAAGTCTTTACCGTCCCCTCTTGCTACGTCAGCAACTATCATATACGTCTTCATGGGGTCGGGATAATTCCAAACCCAGTAGGCATGGTTTGGACCTGTTCTTTCAATAGGCTCTTGTACTGTAGTTTCTTGATAGAAATTAAGGATACCGGGTTCAATTACCGTGTCCCCTGAAGTACTAAAGTCGCAGTCACACTCTTGTGCGGCATTACGAGGACCAAGCTGTGCTGTTTGCTCGTCCCTCCATGTTTGGTCTCTTTCAGGGTGTACGGTCCATGGAAGACTGATAGGAGTAAACTTGTTTTCACCTAACTGTGCACGGGTAAACTCTTTATGAAACCAGTTACCGACACCGTTTGGTGTAGATAATGCAATACATCTACCACCGGTAGCAAGTGTTTGTTGTGCGGCAGTAAAAATGTCTTCAATTCTATCAATGAAAGCTGCTTCGTCTATTACAAGGAGTGATACTGCTTCAGAACGTGCACTATCAGTAGCTGCAGAAACGGCTTTGATTTGTGATCCGTTTTTAAGACGTAAACTAAGACGATTATGTTCTAGTACTGGCATCTGCATCCAAGTAGGAAGGTTATCATAAGCAAACCTTACCTTGGTTACCATATTTTTTGCCGTGGCTTGGGTAGTGGCAAGGACAAGAACGTTTTTATCCTGCTCAAACAACATCATCCACAAAGCAAAGGCTGAGGTTAGAGTTGAGATACCTAGCTGTCTTGATTTATTTATGATTGTATAATCATGTCTTTGTAGAAGCTTAAGTACTTTTTCCTGAAAAGGATAGAGATTAAACGTCATTCTACCCTTGGTTGGGTGTTGAATGGTGTAGTACTTCTTCATGAAGTACACGGGGTCTTGTTTACATCTAATAAGTTCCTGTCTTATTGCATCGCTAATTGCAGCTCGTTGACTCATACACAGTATTAAAACCTCTAAATATCCTCTTCTTCAGTATCTCCGATAACAGGATCTGTCTGCTTTGCTATACTAGCTCTTAATTTCTTTATTTCTTGCGGGATATTCAGATCTTTACCATCTACTTTGTAGCTCTGAATTAACGTTTTATATTGATCTAAACTCAAATATCCCTCTTCCCCTTTCTTTTTATTTAGTCCGCTAACTAGAGTATCTTTTATTTTTTCAAGCTTACTTAATTTAGCCTGGTCTTGAGCAAGCTTATTCATAGCAGGTTCGTTTGACTCAATATCTCCGCCTGCTGGCTCTCTTTCAAACTCATCTGAACTACCGATATCGTCGTCTTGATCCCCAGAATCTCCGCCGTAGTCAAACATTTCTTCATCTCCGGTTACATCGTCTCCTTGTTCGGCTCCCATAGTCTGTTGTTCGGCATCGGTCTTAGTCATAGCGTCTTCGTTAAGACGTGATCTTTTAGTTAACCTGTTCTCTATCAAGAATTTTTGCAGATTAAATGCCATAGTAGCGTTTATTAATAAATAGTTTAAAACTGTGAATCAAAAGATATATCTACCGAGACTGTTACTCTCTTGTGAGTAAGTCTTTCTTTCCATTCTGCTTTTGAATATTTGATTCCATAGAGGTAGTACTCGGGTGCTTTATTATCCACATCAGAATAAATTAAAGCAGGTCCGTCAACGGAATGCATTCTATTGGGCTGTCCTTCGGTTTGCAAGAAAGTGATAGTCTTTCCACAAACGGTATTCATTGTTTTAGTTATGCTGCGTGTTCTCATAAGTACGATTTCTATTAGTATAAATAAAAAAAATCAGACTAACAACAAAAAACCCGGCTTTTTGGGCCGGGCTCTATACTAAGCTTCTGTTTCTTCTGCTTCTGCTTCTTCTGGTGGTGTTTCTTCGACACCTTCTTCAGGTTCACCGGCTACCTGTTCTCCCCCTTCAGGACCCTTAGTCTCAATGGGATTACCAACGGCTAGTGCACGTGCAATAGCATTGGTACATCTTTCTCTTTCCCCAATTGTCTGCAGGTAGAACTTCTTTCCATTAACGGTAGCTTCGTAAACTTTTCCCATAAAGGTTAAGAGAAAGTACTGTCCGTTATGGAGAACAACTTTAAAGGTAGTAGGCTTTGGGGCAATAATATAAATGCCTGTAATGTAATCTTTGTAAGCAGGAGACATTAACATCTCTAAAGTCTTACGGAGGGTAGGATACTTCTGTAGAATGAAATTGATAGGATCGTCCTCAAAAGATTGAACTTTGGGTTCCATCCTTTCCACTTCGTTAAGTATTAACCTTCTTATAATTTCTCTGCTTGTCATATTATTATAAATATCCAAAAATTATCTTAATATCCGGCTAATTCTTCCTGATATCCTTTCCAAGCGTCTTGAAAATCTTCTAATGTTTTATTCTTTATTATATAGTTATAAATTAGGTCTTGTGTATTTTCCCAGTCAAGATTCTCATGTATACTATCAATTAACCAATTTATAAAGTCTTCCTCTTCCAAAAACTCTTCTACTGTTCGTGGTCTAGATTTAAAATCAGGAGTATCGGATAGATCTAAATCTTCCCCTAGTTCTAGACGTGTTACATAATGGCTGTTTATTATGTCATTTGCAATTTCGTCAGGGAGGTCGGCTTGATCAACAGCTGATTCTATATCACTTCTAGAAAATACTCCGTCGAATGCATCCGGGTCATCTGAACCATCCCCTAGAACATCTGCCATTATAATCAGTAAATCGTTAACATCATTAGTTTCTACAACGTGGCTTATAGATTTAAGAATTAATTCGTCATTAATTGCTTCTGGATATAACAGTTTTACAAAAGTAATAAGCTTACTTTTTAAATTTGCAAACTTCGGGGTATCAGACAAGTCGATATCATCCTCTTTTAAGAGCCCTGCTATCTTTTGTAGCTGACGTACTTCGTTAACAAGTGTTCTCATTCTTATGTAAGTAGCGTATGATACTCTTTAAAATGCTTAATGCGATCAGGTAATCCAATAGTACCGCCATTTACTAGCTTGGTCACTTTGGTTACGATTTCATCAGTAGCGCCTTGATCGGCTACAGCATTTAATTTACGGCTATTCCAATACCAAGCTGCTGATAAAAGTGGGTACTTTGAAGCAACTAAGTCCGGATTTTCGAGGATATTTTCTGCAACAATAGCGTCAAAGGCTTTATAGTTATCTTTGCCAGTAAGCTGAATATAACCACGACCGCGAAAGCGATAACCGTCACCGGAAGCCTCAGGACCATTTCCCATTCTACTTCCGTAAACCAGGTTTGCAATTTTCTCGGGCTTACGTTCGTATAGTTTAGCTTTTGCTTCATCGGGAAAATACTTCTTGAAAATACCAACAAGACCTTTTGCTCCGTAATTTAGGTTTTCGTTTACTAACTTGAATCCGCCTGATTCATGTCCGCACTGACTTAGAAAGTGTGCAAGACGTAGAGGGGTATTGATAGCAAATTTTTCACCTACTTCAGGGATCTGGGCAATTACTGTGTCAGGAACGTGTCCTTTTAGTTTGTCTAGATTCATTTTATTTTGGTTTTTTACCCGCTTTCTGCATTGCTATTGCAATGGCGGCTTGTTGTGCCTTACTATGGGCTTTCTTTTCTTCTAAACCATATCCAGGACCTGGCTCTTGCATTCTACTTGTTTCACCTGCTAGATACTCAGATACTGAATGCATATAGTCAGCAGCCAATGAGATATATGCTGATACCCATCCAGGTAAGTTATCTCCTTCACCTACCATCGAATCGATCTTAGATGCGTTAGAGATCATATCTCTTAACTCGTTCTTAGCCATACCGGCTTCATGGTCGTGGCCGTGATTCCAATCACGTGCACATTCATTGCACTCTGGAAGTAGATGTTTGAGCTTTATCATGGTAATAAATAGTTAGCAATGATAGTTTAAATAACGTTGAAGTGCTTTTGCGTAGTGAGTCCCTTTATCTTTTAGTTTGGATTTAGCCGATCTTACCCTTGAACAGGATAGGTTTCCAAGTCTTTTCTTGAGGATTCCAGGCTTCACAGGATCGTGAACTCCTTCTTTAACCTCGTTTAATATATCGATTAACTTAATCATTTTGTTTTACCTCATGTTTTACCTTTCCCCTTACGGCTACATTGAGATGGTGTTGGACGGCAGGATGGATATTTAGCTCTCTTCTCACCCTTTTGTCTACCACATGCTTTACATTTCTTTCTACCTGTCTTTGGATCTTTACGGCAGGTATTGCAGTCTACCCAACCTTTTGATCCACCTGATCCACCTTGTCTTGAAAACCACTTATGAAGAGATTCTTTCTCTTCTTTAATATCATTATGCCCCGTTTCAACTATACCTACTACTTTACTGCTTATGTAAGACTTTGAAAAGTTGACTATAAACAGGGAAAAATTCTCATTTTTATATTCAGGGAAACCTTCTGCTTTATTATAGTATACGTATTCGTTATAATCTCCGTACTTTAAATAATCTTGTACGTTGTGTGCCATTCCTCTATCTACATCCCATAGAATCTTAGGGTAAGGATTTGAAAGTCTGACTTTTACTTGATGTAGATAGTAAACTGGGCTATAGTCCCATAGCATATCAATTCTGTCGTCGGCTTGATATTTAGTTCCAAGGTGTATAGGTCTGTTCCCTACTTCTAAGTCTTTGTTCTTGGTTGCGTGATAGAGAGTTAAAATAGTTCCTTTAGAAACTCCATTAGTATTTAAAACAGAAAATTCTCCGGTTATTTTTTCTTCTTCTTTGATCTCGTTTAATATGTCGATGAGCTTGATCATTTTAGGCCCTTCCAGATTTTACCTTTGCGGCATTTTACAATTGCCCCTGAACGGTAGGCCGATGGCTTGCTGTATTTTCGGCGTGCAATTCTAAGACAGCGGTCGGCTTTACCCTCATCTAAATCCTCCAATCCCGTATCATCTTTTTTAAGATCCTTTTCGATATCGCGCATTTCGTTTTGAGCCCATCTAAGCTGTTCGGGTGTCAGTTCACCGTTGATAGCATTCTCGATGAATGGAAAAAACTCGTCATCTGGTAGCTCGTATACTGATCCAAAAAATAATTCACGTACTCGTGGATCTTCTATTCCGCTCTTATTGTACACGTCGCGTATTGCGTCGTAGATAAACTTTCCGTATTGCAAATCTTCGGGTTCGTGTTCTAGTTTATCAATTGCATTTACGATAGCTTGATTCTTGGCTTTGTCAGCTCCGAATCCTTTAGTCCCTACAATCTCATACAGTCCTTTTACTATTTCGTGTACGAGCATTGGGAAGCAAATAGCACGTGCCTTAATTACAAACTGCTGATTATCCTCGTCGTACTCCATTTCACTCTCACCGCCTTGTGGGCCAGTTTGACCCTGGGCAAGCATAGATAACATCATAGCTATAGCATTAGGATCATCGTAAATACCGAATGCTAGCTTTAAAATTTCATTATACTTCTCGACGAGTTCTGGATCTATCTGATCCAGGTATTCTCTAAAAACCATGAAGCCAAAAGCACCCCGAATAGATGCACCTTGAGTTACACCGTTAATAATACGGCGCTTGGCTTTCATTTTCTCCGGATCGTCTTCTCCAAAGTCGGGGGAAGCGGGATCTTCTTCGGGAGGTGGTTGTTGTATTTTAAATTCACTTGGGGAAGTAACTATCTTACCGTCTATCTTAATATTAGCGTAATCAATTATAGGGTATGCATCTGTAACTATTTGTGCGGCTACCATCTCTAATTCATCGCGGTAACCTTCTTCTGCTTGGACAATTTCATTCAACAGCTTTTGAGATTTCATCATTGACTGCATCAAGCTCTTATTTCCGAGCATTTGACGCAGCGATTCTCCAGACTTACCTTTAAGGGCAGCCATTGTTTTAGGCGAGAATATTTTCTCGTACTCTATTTCAAGCAGATGTCCCATTATTTTTTTCTAGATTTATATCGAGTTTCAATTTTTTTAAGCATGTCGTTTTCTTTCATAGAGGCTTTATCTGTACCTGCTTTTATTCCAGGCTTAGGCATTGTATCAGGATTTCCACCTGGACTTCTACGAGGCTTCTTTGGCTCAGATGGTGTTGTAGGTCTTTCTTTAGTACCAGGCTCTTGCTTAGGTTTTTCAGGTGCTTTGACAGGCGCATTCTCTACAATAGCTTTCTTCATTATACGGCGAAGAACCTCTAGGATTACTTTAGATTTATTCATTTTATTGAGTTGTATGTTTACGTAAGATTTGTTTAAGTTCCTCTAGCCCGCCTGGATTAGAATCAATATAGCTGTTCACTAAATACTTTTTCATTTCTGCTAAATTATTCTGACGGAGTAGGGCTAAAAGTTGATTAGGTTCGTCTACTTGATATGCTCTCTGACCAGGTATCAATAAGTATTCTCTATTACCTGGATATACTTTTATTGAGATAACTTGGGTTCCGTTAGTAAGTCTTATCACATAAATTCTACTAGTGAGAGCGGCATAAGCAGCTTCTACTCGTCCGGCATTACCTAGTAGCTGGTTTCTACGACGTGCACCTCCGTCTACTCTCGGATTGAGAGGGGCTCCGTTGGTAATATTTAATCTTCTCCTATCGTTATCAGGGATACGTGCAAATTGAGCAGATGCACCTAGCTGTTGCATCGTTTGTAGGATATTTACGTCACCGGTTGGGGCTGGTTGCTGGTAGTAGGTACGGGCAGGCTGCTGTCCTTGTGCAGCTGGTTGTCCGGGTGCTGCAGCTGCTTGTTGTGGCTGCTGTTGGGTCGGTAGCAATTCATTATACCGTCCTTGTGATAGCATAGCACCGACTAGATTTCCTGTTTGTGGATTGAGCTTTTTACTCTCTCTGCGATTAACTGTATTTACTAGATAAATTGTTCTACTGTTTTCGTCGTATACTATTTTGTATACGTTATTTGGATCAACAGGGGGATTACTTGTTGCAAATTTTCTTATGAAATTACTGTAACTTCCTTTATCTCTCATTATAGAGAGTATTTCATTATCGCTAAACTGCTTTCCTCTAGCCCTCAGTATTTCAAAATATTGAGGTACCTCTGCAGCATCCATCCTTGTATTAATTTTCCTACCATTTCGTCTCAAGGTCTTTATTATATCGAAGTATTCAGACCCTGTTCTAGGATCTGCTTTCATGAAATTAATTACGGGTTCGCCAGTACTTGTATCTACATACACAAAGCCGTTTTGAGGCTCATAGCCTCTATTCAGCATAACGGGTACTGTTCTTTGACTCAAAGGGACGGAGTCTATTATGTCAGAAAGCGTATTGAAGCTTAACGATGAAGGCAGGGGATCTGTAGCTCTAGCCGCTATATTAATGGCGTTCTTTTTGAACTCATCATTTTCCATCGATGCTTGAAAAGCATCTTTCACTCCTGGATCTTCAAAAGAAGTTGCTTTGGTCAGCTTACCGTCTTTTACTTTGTAAGCCTGTAAATTACTTGAATCGATAATAACTTCCCCGTCTTTAGTATCTTTAACCGTAATAGTTGAATTAGGATCTTTTTTAGCGTTTGCAATTACTTTATCTATTACTTCTTTATCTAGAACTCCTTTTTCAGATAAATCTACTAAGTTAGAAAAAGGTAACTTATCCAATTCAGGATAATCGAGTAGGTATCTAGACGTTCTTTTATTAATTTTGACGTTCGGAAAATCGTCTTCAGCTTGATATAGCCCCATCTTAACATCATCACCTACCGTCAGCTTTACAATAGTATCTCCGTTATCGGCCATGTATACCTTTTCATCAGGTTTTAATTTCCACTTATTTTGCCGTACTAGGAGTTTTTTAACATCAAAAGGTATTTCACTTGAGCCTAACTTTTCTGTATCAATACCATCGCCTAGATTTGCGACGATAGATTTTCTAGCTGAATCAGGGAAGATATCTAGGTTTTGAAGGAGGAGCTGTTTATCGACTATGCCTGGAGTTTCAGCAACAAACTTTAAAATATCTGGGAAGTTCTTTAGATAAGTATTTACAAACTTTTCATTTGTAATATCTTGAAAAAACTCATCTCTTTCTTTTCTTACAACTAAGTATTGTTCTTTTACCGCAAAAGGAAGTTTAGTCCATTCCTTATATGTCAAAGGATTGTTTCGATATTCGTGAGAAACTTTCTCTGCAGTTGATAGAGGGATATACTTTAGAATAGATTGTAGATTCGGAATATCTTTTAACCACGGTACTTCAGATTTCAACTTCTCAAGACTCATAGACTCAGACTCGTGGGGGGAGTTCTTTCTATTAGTATAGACGTATCTATTGCTTTCACTGGTTTGTTTAGGATCTTTAACTTGAATTGCAACAAAGCTCAGTTTATCGCTGTCGGAAAGATTTTTGTTTTTTGCTAAATAAAAAGTAGGGTAGCTTCTACCTGAACTATAACGGTAGTTTGGGAATGAGGATCTTGTTATACACCATTGTTCGCCTCTACCAAATTTAATACAATTACCTTCTGTACTCCCGTTGTATATGACAATCGAATCATCGTCATTATGATATACTACATCAGGTGTTATTTCGATTTTTTCTTCATCGCTAATCTTCTTTCCTGCAGCTCCTTTAGTTGCAAATCTCATGAGCTCAGGTAGCTTCCATTTAGTCAAATCTCTCTTATCACTTGGAAGCCCTTCTTTAGTTCTATCAAATATTTTAATGAGAGTTCTTATCTCTTTTTCATCAATATTGATATTAAGATCGTCAGCTTGCTCTTTGAATCTGTCTAGGAATCCTTTAATAGCGCTCTCGCTGTATGCTTCCACAAGCCTTCTTGATCTACCACAGGAAGAACATTCGGTACTGCTATCTAGTATGTCTTTTAGTCTATACATTTTACCATGCTCTGCAGGACCAGTAGCGGGCTTTCCACCTAGGTCCAGGGTTACTACATTTATGTCTTGCCCTGAAGCTTTTTCTGCGCTTAGGATTAGACTTTTTTATTTTCATGTTAGGGTCGCCGAAGTTAACCTTAACGACATTCCCTTTTGCATTCTTAACATACACCGATCTCTTCTTAGGGCCTCCAGGTGTAAGAAAAGGTTTACCGAGGCTCACTTTACGGCCTCTATATTCTGCTTCTTCAAGCTTATGCTCGTATTCGAGAAGATATTCAGCAAGACATGCCTCGCAGAATTGATCAGTTTCATCAACGGATTTTGACTTTTTAAAGTCTTCAAGTTCGGCTTGTAACTCATACCATTCCTGTCCTGAAGCATCTTGAATATATTCTTGCAAGTCTTCGAAAGAACTAAAACCTAAATCATCTATAGCTTCTGGATTCTCATGAACAAACTGTAAAAACTCAGGTACTCCTGTTGATGTAAGACTCAGCTCCTGTAAACCCTCTTCGTGATCGGCTCTCACTTGATGAAATTCGTCAGGACCATCATCAATCATCGTATGCATTTCATTAGTTCTACGCTTACAGTGATGTTTGCCTGATAGAAAAGGTTTAGGGCAACTAGTCCCCTTCACGTGGACGTGTCCACATCTGCCGCAGCAAGTACCTTTCTTTTCATCTAATGACATATCTAATTCTTTAACAGGTTTTCCGAAATAGGCTTTTGTTAATATGTTTTGAAAACGGCGAATATTTTGAAGCTTACCTCCTTTCAAAAAAGGTTTATCATATTTTACATCGATCCAATCTACTACTCCTGATGAACCTCCTTGTCCGGCTCCAGCAGCACCTGTAATTT